CGTGAAAAAACCATTCCCGTAGGGCTCCATCAATGTTGCAACCAGCAACTTCTTCCGGGGTAAGAGCTGTGGTGTTGATGACCGAATGCAACGACTTCAAGATCGACATATTATCTAATGGTGCAAAATACATATCTACCTCAGATTCGAATCTAAATTTCCGTTTCAAAAAATCAACTGAATCAATAGTCAAATACTTCACAGCCACAGATTCTTTGTCGGGCATGGTAAATTTTTTCCCGACACGGGCCAATTCCTCCATAGCAGTCACAATATTAAAGTTGTCAGCTTTGGGTGATACTGAACCCACAACGTCATCCCCATAAGTCATTAGAGCAACATTCTTTCGAAAAGGAACTGCATATAATGTGTACTTACGAAAGTACACACAACGCATTAAGAAAGAATTCACTATGCAATTGATATACACAGTGAGGTTTTGACCAGAAGGATTGGAACCGTTTAACTGTACTAAAGTTCCATCATACGACATAACAGGATAGCAGATCTCAGACGCAATACCAGTCATAATCTGCAAATCACTGTCCGAATACCCACATTCTGATGCTAACTCTATAACTGCCTTAAATGCAAGGAACATTTCACTAGGTTTCATTTCTAAATCGTACTTTGAATGATCACCAGCAAATATACGGTCCTTAACAAAAGATACAACATATTCAGACAATTCATGCCACTCAGGACCCTGTGCATTAATTCCAACTGCACACTCGGAGAGCTGTGGATGCATGGATAGGAATCGCATTACAGGCAAATAATATTTTCGTATTGCCAGTTGCAACTCGATGGGCGCTGCTTGAAACACGCGTACTTTATCTTTGGTGATCTTCGTGGGTTCATCTTTCAGACTACCTTTAAAAATGGGATAAGCCCGGTGTCCCGTTAGCCATGCCTTCTCCATTTCACGCATGCGATCAAAGAACATGGGATCGAATGTCTTAGGTTGGCTATGCTCGGGATAATCTTTAGAATCCAATGGCACCATGTACGCGCTCTTAGG